ATGTATTTATCTAAATTATTAGCTATTTATTTAGAAAATAGATATTCATTAAGTGATATACTTAAGCTTTCTAGTTCACAGAAAATTTCAGTTTTAACTCATAATAAATTATATAGTATATCTTAGTTTTTATCTTTAGACATACATTTTAATTATACTCTTATTTATTTAGAAAATCTAATACTTTATAAAGAGTGTAGATTAGTTATTAACTTTTTATCCTAGTTTTATTTTCATATTAAGCATCTTCTTTCTGTAACATAACTTTTATATCTGTTACATCTTCTTTTATTACTTCTACATCAGTTTTCATAGTTCCCATTTCAACAAGTATGTTTTTATTTATTTCTTGTTGTTGTGTAGATAGCTCAATGAAGTTTTCTACAGTCTTTTTGTACATATCTCTATCTTCTTTTTTCTCTTGCATAGTATTCTTAAATAAAAGGGCACATAATATTCCTATTGCTCCCAAGCTACTTAACTCTGTTACTAGTTGTTCCATAGTGACCTCCTATTCTACCTGATATAAATTCAATAGTGTTATTTTAACTTCAGTTCCTTCTGTATTAATTACGCTTCCTTTTGATATACTTTGAGTATTAAAAAATTCAACCCTATAATACTGATATTTGTTACTACAAGTTATTTCTATAAAATCAGCATCTGAAAAATCATACTTAGAAATATCATTTTTCCATTTACAAAATAAATCTGGACTACAACCTTCACAACTATATATTTCTATAAAATCTATACTATTATTTGAACCTAATACCTTAAATTTAAATGGAACTTGTGCAGTATCTTGATTTGATATTGTTGTTCGAAAGTGCATTTTAATAGCCCATATCTTTATATCTTTATCTAGTTTTATTTGGACCCATTGACTTGTATTTTTACTTAAACCAGTTAAGTTTAAGTCATCTTCTAAGGTTTCTGTAAATGCCTTATATGTTCCCCATGTATTTTGACTTGCATTGACTTCAAATGGTTCTGGCTTATTATTGGCTATCATAAAAGGATTATACTTTTCATTATGTTTTGTTTCTGTCATCTTGGAATAAATCTCATTAGTGCCAAGTAAAATCTTATTTATGTTTTGATTTCCCAAAAACACATTGTTTACATTTTGATTTCCAGTTTTTATCATAATATTATGTCCTCTTTGATTATATATAAAGTTGTATTCTCTTTATCTATTATTCCATCATACTCAGCTTGTGTTCCAGTCCAAAATTTTAATCCTGTTATTGCATTTGAACTTAAGTCTGGCTTATTAGTTAAATTATTATAATCTCCGTTAAATTCTGATTTTGAATTCCAATTATCTACTTTTTCTTGTGTAATCTCATCTAGTATTTTTTTATTCTCATGAATATGATTCTGTGAAGTATCTATATCTGAACTTGTTATATATCCTGAATCATTTTCAAAATCAGATACTTTAGTTGGCTTATTTGTTAAACTATTGTAATTACCATCAAAGTTTGTTTTAGCATCCCAACTTATCACTTTATCCTGTGTAATTCCATCTAAAACTACCTTGTTTGTATGAACATGATTTTGTGAACTATCTATATCTGAACTTGTTATATATCCTACATCATTTTCAAAATTAGATACTTTAGTTGGTTTATTAATTAAGCTATTATAATCTCCATCAAATATCTCCAGCGCTACACGTTCATCTACTTTTGTAGCTAACTCTGCTATATCATCTACTAGATTCTCCTTAGCAATATTAATATCTTGAGTCATCAAATCTACAGAACTATCAATCTTACTATTTAAAGTACTTATATTAGTATTTATATCTTCTATTAAATTATCTTTAGTGTCATTTATATCAATTATTGAATTTGTAATATCAATTATTGCTTGGCCTAATAAATCCCATTGAGGAGTTGATTCTATAGCATTATCTTTGTCTAATGATTCTTCGACTTGTATTTTCATCTGAAAAGTAGTTACTATCTCTTGATTTTTTCTAAATTGAAATTCTACCTTAATTAATCCAGGCAATGCAAGAATATTGTTATCTAAAATAGCCTTTACAATGTTACCATTTATAATACAATTCTTTTGAATTAGTACTTTATCATTCTGAAAAAACGCTAATGCTGTATATCCCTCCAAATCTACCTCTTTGCCATCTTCAACTAATCTTATTGAAAAAGGTATTAAATTGTCAAATTGCTTATATATTGGCACAGAATATACTTTCGTATTCAAATCAACAGTATAAATTTTATCTCTCATTTTTTACTCACCTGCCTTTTGCATAATATTTTTATTCAATCCACAAATTTACTATATCTAAATTTGCTACAAAATAGTTGGAATTATTATTTGTAAACCACATTCTAATTTTTCCTTCTAATAAATTAAATGGACAAGTTAAAATAACATTATACCTAGTTACTATAGTCGATTTTACATCATCTAGTGTTAGTATTTTTTTATACATGGCAGTCGTAGTATTACTACCTGGGTCTATACTTATTCCCAATTCCACGTTCATTTTCTTTCCTGACTCAATATCAGAAGAATGATATTCTAAATTTGTAACAAGCTTTGCAATTTTATAACTTGATAAATCCATATATTCAGAATAAGTGCCCAAACTTCTATTTTTAATACTACCTGTATAGTATCTGTATACCTTCCCTTGCTCTGTCGTTATTGTACCCCTTCCATAAAAACTACCTTCTTGAATGTCAGCTGATAATCTTACTCCTTCTTTGATAAGGAATTTTGCTTCTTTTGCAGGGTTTGGTGGTTTCGTACTTCCACCACTATCTTCGCCGCCAGAATCACCGCCACTAGAATCACCCTCTAATAATATCCTCTTTCTAACTCCTGCGTTTTCATAATATATTCTATCTTTTTCAAAAGAGATTTTCCCATTTACAGTATCTATAAAACATGAATTTTCTGTATTTCCAAAAGTGAATACCTCGTATTCTGGATAACCACTTTGATATAGACTGAAAGAGTTTTCTCTAATACACAAATAATTTTCAGAATCTCTTTTATATCTTAATGCATCTCCAATACCCTCTTCATATTGAGCAGTAGCATCTATAGAACAATCAATACCTCGTTCTTCATTTACAAATAGATGAATAATTGGATTATCTGTGCTTGATTTTAACTTATCAACAGACAAAGTATCTGTTATTATATTGCTACCATTTATTCTAGTTTCTCCCTCATCTTCAAGAGAATTGAAAGTAACATATCCTTCTAAATCAATATTTATTGCAGACATCTCTATCTTTTCTGCTGATTGGTTAATAGTTGATACTATGTACTCACCATCTATTTTTTTAGTTACTTCCATGACTATTTTTTCAGTATCAATAACAATTTTTGATACTGCTTCATCAACTGTACTTTGTACTATAGCTTCTATACTACCAGACAATATTTCAAACTTAGATTCTAAAGTTTCTTGTTTATCTGTAATTTCTTTTACATAGAGTTCTATACTTTCATTTGTTTGAATAAAGCCACTCTCAAGTTTTTTTAAATTACTATCAAGCCTTTGTATAGTCCTTGATGCACTTCTAACTTCCTCTTTATCTATCTTTGCTTTAACTGTAGAACTAAGACCACCATTATAATTTATCTTATTATCACTTATAAATGTAGTCTGTGGTATATCATCTTTATCATAGATAATTAATTTATCACCTACATCAAGTCCAAAATCACCTTGCCAATCCATACTAAAACCAGTATAAACAAAATTCTTGTATTTATTTAAAATGCTTTGTGCAACTTTTCTTATCTCACTTTCCTTATTGTAATCAAGTAACAAAATACTTAATTGTAATCCATTTTCAAAAGGGTCTCCAGCAACTACTCCATTTATATCAACAAAATTTATTTGATTAGATTCACTACCTATAGTTACATCAAACCAATTATTACCTGTGATTTGCACATTTGTTTCTATTAAGTCTAAAAATTCTATTTCACCATATTTAACAATCAAAAAAGACCCTGCAATGACTGCACAGTCCATCAAAACTTGTCTATATGTAGCTTCATCTGAATTTGGTTTATATTCTATAAGTAAGTCATTATTATTGAATCTACGTTTTACTATCTTGTCACTTAATTTTAGATTTAAAATGTTCGCTATATCTACAACTATATCATAAACTGTTGCTGGAAATCCTATATTTGGTTTATAAGCTTTATCAGTTAATATAAGGGTATCATAACATTCAAGTTTTATTATTTTTCCACTTAACTCTGTTTCGAATATATAGTATTTTCCAAAGTAAATTTCTTCTATTCTTGATTGATATTCATTTATTGCTATTTCTATATAAAAATACAGGTCAAACCATTTATTTTTAAATTTATAGTCTTTAAATTTATTAGAATAGTTATTTATTTCTATGTTTACTGATGTAGCTATTCCCCCACCAAGTTCAAACTTTTCATTATTTAAAATAGATTCTTCTATATTTATAGATATTATATCTTCATCAGTATATTTTTCATCATTTATTATAATTTTAGAACTTATAATCCTTGAACTTTCCAATATTGCTTTTTTATATTCTTGACTAGTTTCTTTCATTATTATCACATTCTTCAAACTCAGCTAATTTTTCTTGTAGTTCAATAATATAAGTATCTTTTTCATCATTAATAGCTTTTTGTATGATTAAATCGTTTTGAAGTTTTACAACCTCATTTAAAGCCTTTTGATAAAGTAATCTATCGCTTATTTTTATATCCATGAATATACCTCCTTACTTTTCTATAAAATTCATTTTTAGACTTTGCCAAAAGATATTATTATCTTTTTTTAACGCAACAGGCATAGACCTATCACCTACATAAAAAGTCTTTGTCTCTATGTGCCCTAAAACAGGGTCTGGATATGTTATTTTAAAAAACACATCTTTTACTTGATTTAGAAGTATAGATATTTCACTTGAACCTAAAATACCCCATTCACAACTTAACTTTCTTTTAGTTGCTATTCTATCTCGACACATCTCTCCTTTTGCATTTCTATTACTTTCTCCATCTATATCAGTTAAATCTACTTGAAAAACTGTAGGAGCAATTATGTCTACACCATTTATAGATAACATATCACCACTCCTTATAACTCCAATATTGTTTTGCCTGTTTTTCTTTCCATTTGTCTAAATGCTTTTATTACAACTTCACCCATTTTATTTCCATCCATTTTTAATTCTACTGTTAAATCTCCACTAGTATTATTGTTTTTTCCTAATCCATTCATTCTTTCCATGATTTTGTTTGCTAATAAGTCAAGCCCTTGTGTATTATTTTCAAGTGGTACTACAGCTTCTGTTCCTCTTTCTCCAACCATACTTAATGTTGGTTGTTCAATGATACCTCCTTTTGCAAGAAGAGGTATTTTAGGTATTCCAAAAGAATTACCTCCAAGACCAGGAACCCAATCTGGAATATCAAATTTAAGACTTCCTAAGCTACTATTAAATAATTTTATAACGGCATTAAGTGGTGCTTTTACTATATCTTTTAATCCATTAAATCCATTTTTAAATACTCCTGGTATCTTTCCTATCATTTCTGATGCTTTTTTATAAACATCTGTTATAAATCCAGATATATTCTTACATATAGACTGTGGTATATCTTTAGCTTTATTAAAATTATCTATAATAGATTTTTTAATATTCTCAAATGTAGTTGAAGCATTTGTCTTTAATGATGACCAAGTAGCAGAAATATTATCTTTCAATGTAGTCCACGATTTAGATGCAGTATCTTTTATACTATTACATTTACCAACAACTGAATCCTTTATACCATTCCATATTTCACTGGCTTTTTCTTTTATTACATCCCAATTTTTATATAATGCTACTCCTATACCAATTAAAGCACTTATTACACCTACAACTATAAGGACTTGTGGAGATATACCACCTAAACTTTTACACAGTATTCCAATTACACCTCCAGCTGCTGATATGGTTGACTTTAAAGTATTAAATATAGCTATACCATTTTTTATAGTATCAAATACTGTACATGCAGCTTTTATTGTTCCAAATGCAACTGCTACACTTCCAAGTACTGATATTATTATATCCAAAACAGGTTTTCCATCATTCAATAACCAGTCAATTATATTTGTTAAAGTATCTAATAAATATCCTAAATGATCTAGAACAAAAGAAATTGCAGGCCCCAATATATTTATTAATCCATTTGCAAAAGGTGTTATAAATTCTGTTATTATATAACCAATTAATTCAAATAACTTTGCACCTAATTCTATTAACCCTTGAAACAAATGACTTCCACCTTCATCCCAAACTAATACAAATTTTGATGATAAATTTTCAAGAACTCCTATAATTGAATTAATTACTTCCATAAATGTATTTGCTACATCTGTACTAACAGTTCCCAAAGCTTCTCTAAAAGACTCTCCTATATGCTTTATCAGTGTCAATAAATTACTTATAGTATCACAAATGCCTTGAATAATTTGATTACCAATATCTCCATTTTGCCATGCTGTCCCAAAAGCATTTGCTATATCTCCTATAGTCCCAAAGATATCTGTTAATATTTGAAGTATCAGCGTATTTATTTCTACCCCTGTGCCATTGTTCCATACCTCAACAAAAGTTTGACCTATATTATTTATCAACTCTAAAATAGAATTTAACATATCAAATATGGTTTGTATTAATATTGTTCCTGTTTCATTACTCTTCCAGGCTATATCAAATGCACCTGCAATACTTCCTATAATATCAAATATTGTTTTTAGTAAATTAAGTATATTTGTACAAAATTCAATACCTGTACCATTATTCCAAACTTCTATAAAAGAATTTCCTATATCTCTAATAATTCTTAATACATTCAATAAGGCATCTGATATACTTTGAATTAATTGAGTTCCTAAATTATTAGATTCCCAAGCTATTATAAAAGCATTGTTAATGTCTCCTATAACATTAAATATATTTTGAAGTATCTGAAGAGTAGTAATTAATATTTCTGTTCCTGTACCATTTGTCCATACTTCTTTAAATGACGAACCTATTGATTTTATTACATCTTTTATACTTGTAAAGGCATATTTCATACTATCAATAGTTGCTTGACCTTCTTTACTCCAAGCATCTTGAAATGGCTTAAACATATCTGCTAACATTTTATTTAGTTCTTGATTTACTTTTGATAAATTTCCTGTATCTATATTAGGGCTAATAGGGGAAGTTACATTTCCCATATCTCCTAAGCCCTCAGTATCTGAATTTTTAGTTAGTGTATTTATCTCATCAAAACCACTTATTAATCCTTTTATTTTTTTTGCTGCATCTTTTGATGCATCACCAATACCATTTATTGAATCACTTGCACCATCAGAGTTATTTCCAATTGATTCAATATCTTTGGGTATAGAGCCAAAACTACCAGATGATGCATTATCTCCAAAAACAGATTCTGTGAAAGCTTTAAATTGTTGTGCTACAACTTGTAGTTTAAGTATAAGTGTATTTAACATTTTTACAACTGGTGTAAGCATATTAATAAGAGCTTGACCTAATGTAGCTTTTAAAACATTGAATTGCTCTGAAAGTATTCTAGTCTGATTTGCCCAAGCTCCTTGAGTTCTGACAAAATCGCCCTGTGCATCTTTTGTAACACTTAGTAAATAATTGTATCTAAGTAAAGTTTGTTCTGATTGACTCATATTTTGATATGCTTTAGTTATTCCTTTTGACATTGCATATGCCTCTAAGTTAGCAACTGACATATTAATACCTAATTGTCTTAAAGGTTCTATCTCTCCTGCTATACCACTTCGTATTTTATTAAAAGATTCTTCTGAATCAAGATTATAAAATGAAGACATATCAGCAGATAATTGTGTTATAGTTTTAGACATATCAGCAGCTTGCTTAGTTGATAATCCAGAACTTTTAAGCATAGCTCCCATAGTTCCAGTATATCTTTTAGCAGCTGTTTCTGACATACCCATTTGAGTTATAGAAGTTTTAGCAAAATCATTAATATCCTGTGCCATACTTCCAAAGGTAACATCTACCACGTTCTGTACTTCGTTTAAATCAGAGCCTAAATCAATACATGATTTACCAAATGCAGCTATTGCAGTTACACTTAAAGCTACTCCTACCATTTTACCTACTCCACCAAAAGCACTTCCAATTGTTGATTTAGCTCCATTTGCTATACCACTTAATTGTTTATTAAAAGTTCCCTGATTTATATTTAGACCTAAATTTATAGTACCTACACTAATACTCATCTATACACCTCCCTTCTAACTAAAGGTTTCCTTACACCAATTTTGAAAGTTATTTATATAAGAAGAATAATTATTTTTATCTTCTCTAAGCTTTTTATTACGTTTTAATATCCAATCATTTCTTATCTTTCTCTGTTCTTTAGTAAAACCTTTTAATATTTTAGGGTCTTTTTCAGCTCTAATTGATACAATTTGACCAAGAGGTGTCTCTGGCATAATTCCAGATAATAAAGAACAAAACTCCGACCAAGACATATCAATCTCAGTTCGGAGTCTTATTCCATATTGTTTTGCAAAGCTTGATTCTATTAATTCCCAATCTTCATATAAATCATAAAATCCATCAGATTTATTTTGAGTTTTGAAATCGACTTTCTGTATCTTCGTAAGTTTCTCCTGATATAGCAGCCATAACTGCTATAAATATAGTTTTGTAATCTACAAATGAAAGCTGCATTGAATCTATTTCCTTGAATGCCTTTTCTCCAAGTAATAGTTTTAAAGCATCATCTATAAGCTCAATTTCATTTGAATTATTCTCAGACATTCTCTGATTTACTATAAGAACAGTATTTTTACTGTTATTTACAGTATATATTTTACCTTCAGATATTTTTATTTTTGGTTTTTCGTTTGTTAATTTTGTTGATATATCTATTGTATTTGACATACTTTAACTCCTCTTATTAATATTTCTAACTTTCACTAGAACCTGATGCAGGTGTATATATTGGTTTCCCATCACTTAAGGCTTCCCACTCTAATGCATCTGTAGCAGTAGAATCTCCACCCATGCTAGTTACATTTATTATACAATCAAACTTAAGAGTTGCTCCATCTGGAAAATTAATTGAAAATACACTATTACAATCTTGTCCATTTTTAAAAGCAAGTCCTGCTATATAGTCATTGCCAGGGTCTCCATAATTTCTTTTTCCTCCCATAGATACTGATAAAGACTTAGATGTCATTAACCTTCTTGTCCATCCACCTTGATCCATAGGATTCCATTCTTCTATATTTCCATCAATACTAACACTTAATGATTCTGCATCCTTAACAATAGTATCTGCATCACCAGTTCTACCAGTTGTATTAACTCCAAAGGTTAAGTCATATACAGGTACTACTCCACTTTTCCCAGCCATTTAATCACTACCTTTCATAAATTATATCTAAATCAATTACATATTCATAAATTCCATTTTCATCAGTACCTAAAAATACTGGTTCATCATTTTTCATAATAAAAAAAGCACTTACTTTATTAATGACAACGGTTTTCCCATTAAATAAATCATAAATGCATCTAGACATTTTTTCAGTTGTGTCACAATTTTTATCCCAATGAATTAAAATTGTAATAGCTTTAGTAGATGTTGATGTACTTGCAAGTCCACCTATAGCTATTGTGTTATTGTTACTATTTTTATTATATATACCTATCACTTTTTCTTTATTAGCATCTATCTTACCAATATAAAATGCAATATTTTTATCACTTATAGTTTCCTTTAACCATTCTTTAATATCTTTAAGATACATTTTACACTCCAGTTAACTTTTTATAGCATTTATAATATGCTTTTTCTGAGAAATCTTTTTTATTTCCTTCTGTAAAAACTTCTAACCATCTACCTTGTGCGTTCTTATTTTTGTCTTTCCTAAAATTATACTCAGGATGATAATATAAACGTCTAGCATATGGTGTATCGTATGTTATTTTAAGTTGACCTTTATTAAGTAACTTCAAATTTATGCTTACAGATTCTTCAAGTACTCCTGTTTGTTTTGGTACAACTTGCATTGTATTAATTTCTGTTTTTAAAGCTTCTGCTGTCATTTTAGCAGCTTCTCTCTGAGCTTTTTTTAGCTTATTAATTTTTGTATTATTTATTTTTATATCAATACTTAGTTTACTTCTAAATGGCTTTTTAATTATAATCAACTCCAAAATAAAAAAGTACTTGATAAAACAAGTACTCTTTAATAATTATTATGCCCAAAACTGTTTGCCACATTTTAGACATGTAACTCTAACTTTTTTAGCATTTGCATTTCCAGCAACAAGACCAATAAGATTAGAAGTAACTAATGTTCCAACAACAGCTTTCCCTATACCAAAACCTTTTTTATGTGCTGATAGAGACGTTGAGCCACACTTAGGGCAACGAGCTGTTTTTTTATCTTGTTTTATAGCATTTTTTTGTTGTTTTATATTTAGTTTTGTATTTTTCATTTCAAGTTTAAGTTGTTTTTCTTGAAGCTTTTTAATTTTATCCTCATGTTTTTTTTCATTATTAGAATCTTTTATTGTATCATATTTTTCTATATTCCCCAAATTATTATTTATAAAATAATCATCAACTATCTTTTTACACTGAGTCAAACTTAAACTGGTTAATTTATTTATTTGTTTTATAGAGTTAACTTTATTATATCCACATTCTTCTATAATAGAAGCTATCTCTATATCTGTTAGAGATAAATAGGGTAATTCTTTTTCTTCTTTATATTCTTTTACATTAATTCCTTCAGAATCATTTGAGTATATAAACTCATCTCCTACTGGAATATCCTCTAATTGCTTTCTAGCTTGAAGTTTTTCTATCTCTATATCTCCACTTAATCTTTTAATGGCATCTGTCATCTCTTTTATCTTATCAATGTTTTTTGCTTTAAATTCAACTCTATACTGATTTTCTTCTTCTATAAAGTCTATAAATATCACATTATTGTATTTATAAACCTTAAGTACATTATCAAGTGGAATAAATAGTTTTTTTTGAAACAAACTATCAAACGAAAATCCATTTTTTAATATTAATAATTGTCCTTTTGAATTTTCTTTTAATCCAGTTACTCCACCACAATAATCCACATAAGTACCACCTACTGCTCCCAATAATCCACCTGCATCTTTTTTAACTAGTTTCAATTCTTCATCTGAAATTATCATAAAAACTCCCCCCTTTTAACAAAATAATAGCACATATTAAGACAAAATGAGGGCTTTTTTTAAATTAATTCTATTTCAGTAGAAAAAATTGAGCCATCTGGATTCCTAGGTTTTGATACTCTATAAATATCTCTTTTATTACCTTGTATTTCAATATATCCTTGCAATATTTTATTTGGATAAATGTCACCTTCACAAATAATCTTTCCAGCTAAAGTTATAAGTTTTCTTTCTTTATCTAAAGTTTGTTTAGTTTTTTCAGAATAGTTACACATACCATCAAGTATCAAACTTTCAATAGGCTCTCCATCTTCACTTATATAAGTACTATATATCTTAACAGGTGTAACTAAAATCCACCTAGGAAATGGTAGCTTCATCTATATTTTCCTACAAGTAAGACCTGTTTGAGATAAATAATTAATTATTTCATTTGTAGTGGTTATACCATTTATAGTACTTGCATTAAAACTTAGAGATATGTCCCCTGCTGAATACCCACTTAAAGGCATATCAATATATTCTCCATACTTATATATGAAATCGGCTTGTATACACGCAGCTTTCTTTATTTTATCTCTTTGAAATTCTGTTAAACTATCAAAACCTATAGTAACAATTCTATTAAATGTTAAAACATCTATTTGGTCAGATGCTCTTTCTAATTTACTAATTAACTTTTCATCTTCTATAAGATTTCCACCATAATCGTTTTTATAGTATTCTTCTGTCGCATAAGGCACTTTATCACTTCCTATTTACGTTTTGGTTTAGTTATTTTTTCTTCTAATCTATCGTTTATTATCTTATAGCCATGTTCATTAAACCATTCAATCAAAATGGGATTAGTGGTTTCACCAATCCCATTTTGAAAATATACATTGGCACTTAAACCATTATATTGACTATTTGGTGCTATTACTTTAGCCATCTAATCCTCCCTATTTAACTTTTATATTTCTAAAAACTCCAGCTGCTTTTGATGCTTTTAAAGCTATTGCTGCACTCATTTCAACTTCTCCTGTTTTTACTGCTCCAGAAGTAGTGAAATCTGGTAACCATGTTTGCACAGGTGATACACCAGTCATTGATACTCCATGTAAACCATCTAAACCAAGTCTTGCAACATATAATGATGTTGTTCCTTTTGTAGTATCTGTAGCTACTACATCATCATTTGTACCAGGCTTTGCTCCTAGATCAACAAATGGTACATTTCCGTATGATTCTATTTGTTGGCCAAAACTATTTAGTTGCGTTTGGTACATGCTTGCTCTTCTTGCACATGCTCTTAACTTAGATATCAATTTAGTATTTCCTGCTATAAATGATGGAGTTCCATCTAGACCTGTTAAAAACTCATCCAACATATCTAAAAATGCCATATAATTTGTTGTAATAGCTTGTGAAGTAGATAAGTCTATTGAACTGTCACCTAAATTATATTCTGTTGAACTTCCAGCTAGAGCTTTCTCTAAACCATCAAATGCTTTTGAATCTACTGCACTATCTCCATTTATAAATGTATCATTAAAAAGTGCTTGAGCTGCCTTTATTTTTTGTGCTTGTTGAAGCTCAACTTCTGATACAATACCACCCATATTAGCTATAACTCTATCTATTTGGTAGCTACCTCCAAATACCTTTAAATCAACAGAATGTCTTTCTTTAGTTACTTCATGTGGTATATATTCTTTGTTTATTTCTCTAAATGCTGCTGTTGGCTGAGTTTTAAGTCTTGTATAAGAATAAGTAAGTGTAGACCCTCCTCCTGTTGGTGAAACAGCATCATCAAATGTTAAGTTATCTAAAATCCAGTTTGACTTTCTAAATTCATCTATAACACCTATTTGTAAATCATCTTGTACATTTTTACTAGCTTCTTCTAATGTAATTGCCATATTTATTTTCCTCCTTTAAAATTACTCTTGTTTAGCCATTTGAGACTGTATTTTTGCTTGTATAGCATCTTTCATACTCAATTTACTTGGTTGATTAGAGTTATCTATATTATTTCCTCCATCACTACCAAATTTAAAACCTGATTTAGGACTACTTTGTTTCTCTTCTTTAAATAAAAATTTCTTTGATTCTTGAATAGCTTTAAGTTGTTCTTCTATTCCAGCAACTTTTCCATCATCACCCAAAATTAATTTTGATTTGTCAAATAAACCTGCTGTTAACTCTTCATCATGAACTTTACCTGATATTGATAACTTAATGGCATTACTAAGTTTTAAATCTTGTAATTCTTCTTGATATTTAATATCTTTATTTTTATTTTCTTCTTGTAATGTTTCAATTTGCTTTTTTAATTCTTCTGAATTTCCACTATTTATTTTTAAGTTTTCTAATTGTTTATCTCTATCTTGTATATCATTTTCAAATTGTTTTTTAGCTGTATTTACTTCATCAAATCTTGTTTTAGGTATGTAATTTTTAAGTTCTGAAAGTGATTCTGATTCTGCCTTTTTAGCAAGTTCTTCTGTTAATCCTAATGCAATAAATTGTTCTTTATTCATTTTATCTTTCTCCCTTTTCATCTTCATTTTTTAACCTGGTCTTGCCCAGTGATGAGTTTATAGTTAACGCCCAAAACAACAAAATGGCGATAAAAAAAGCACCTACTTAGTTTTAAGTATGTGCTTAATCTTCTTGTATAGCTTGTTCTGCCCATTTTATATCTTCTGTCATATCTGAATTGGGATGATTTTTATTTAGCTCTTTAAGAAATTCTATAAAATGTTTACTTTGAAACTTAAAAGCTACTTCTTCAAGTATCTCACTTAGATGATACAATTCCCAGTCTGAACAGTTATTTAAAAACTTTTTGGTATTTTCTTCATTTTCAGTCAACATATCAATAGTTCGCTTCCAATAATCATCCACATTAGGAGAAGCTCCATGCTGTCTCATTGAGTCTATAAATTTCAAATCATAAATAATAGATTCTTTATCAATCATTTTTTTCTCCCTTAATCTTCTTGTATAGCTTGCTCTGCCCAATGAATACTTAGCCCCATATCTATGTTAGGAAACTTTTTTTGTAACCTCTTAATAAAATCTATAAATTCTTTACTTTGTAGTCCACTTGATATTTCTTCAAAAATTTCACTTAACCAATAAATCTCTTCTTCATTACAATCATCCAAAAACTTTATTGTTTCTTTTACATTTTTAGTAAACATTTTAGGAAATTCATCCCACCATTCACTAGGAGCATCTCCTCCACAATCAGCATGCCATTTTGTATACTTTATCATAAATTCAACTTTATCCCTATCAATCATTTAATCATCTCCTCAATAACCTTTGATTCTTATCTGGAAATATTGTTGTTATTTTATCTTTATTGACATCATAACAAACACATACTGTTACATCATCAAAATTAGCATATTTATATATCGCAAATGTTTTTCCATCAGTCTTAAAATATTCTAATATATATTTATCTTTATCTTTTATATTAGCAACATATAACCCAGCTTTCTTTATATCTTCATTTGTCCAGTCACTAGGAAACCATGATTGATTTATATCTTTTCTTTTCTCAGGACGCTTATGAGTAGGAATATTACCAACTCTTACGCCATTATCATATTCTTTAGATATATTATACTCTATCCCCTTTTCTTTTAATAGTTTAATATTCTCCTCACTATGTCCACCATTTTTTAATTTTATTTCACCAGGCTTTACTTTTTTAGGGTTTTTAGGATTAGTGAAATCTCCTTTTGTTGAATGTTCAAGTGTTGATTCTGGTATTTTTAAGTATTCGCCATTTTTCAACTCATTTTTAAATCTTTCTACTTCATCTTTTCTTATTTTTTCTCTCCAATTATCTCTTCTAAGATAACTGTATTCATTTAAATGGTTAGACATTTCCAGTTCATACTTATGTAAGTTATTACTTGCTTTTGCTATATTATTTAAATCAGTGCTTCCTTCCTCTATTCTTTTCCACTTTCTTATATTTCTTTCAATTTCTCTTTGCTTCTGTTCAGCATTATATCTATCAAGAGCATCTTGTTTTTCTTCTTCTGTCAAAGGTTTAGGAATTTCATTAATTCCAGGAAAAAATGTAGTTGGATGATGTCTACAATTTGGATGCAAAAAACCTATAGCCATAGCTTCACTTAATAAAGGATATCTTCCTTCTTTTGAACTTCCTTTACTATATACATCATCAATTAATACTCTTCCTTGCCAAGGTAAACATAGTGGACAAGTATTTGTATGATTTGATGTTATAACTGTATGTACTCCATACTCATCTCTTTTTATACCTTCTCCCATTAGCGTTACACGCTGATTAGCTGTTCTTATACTCATTTCTGCATAACTAGATATATTTACTTTTCTGCCATTTTTATATGTAATACAATTTATTCCTTTGTCTAAAAAATCTTTAGTAGCCATATCTACTGCTTGATTTACTGTCATAGACCCATTAGTTACATACATTTGAGATTTGAATATTGTTTGTCTATATACATCATCCATTTTTCTAAGTGCAGCATGATTTGCATTATGTAAATCACCTTTAACAGATTTAATAAGACTAAAAACCTTATCTTCATTTATTTTAAAAAAGCTTTTTTCTTTAGGCTCAAACATGTTTTTAAATTTAGAACTTACTTTATTTAGTGTCTTACTAATAAAATTTTCTGACCTTTTAGACCCATTTTTAAAACTAAATTTTAGTAACTTATCTGTTTCTCCATCAATTATCTTTTGATAATCTTTTATTATACCTTTATTTCTCTTTTGAAATTTCTTTATTTCCCTTAATTTAGTTTTCTGCCATTGTTCCCACTTAAAACCTTCTTTTAATTCTTCTGACTCATGTAGTTTCATGTTTCGCTTCATTGACTTCACTAAATCAAGTTCCATATCACTATAAATAGATGATATATCATAAGGATTTAAAGCCAACTAGACCACATCCTCATTAACTACATCATCATTCATTCCATCTATATTAGTTGCTGGTTCTTCTATATCCATTAGTCCATTTTCTTCTTTTATCCTAAGAACTTCTTCTGCTTTCTTTTCATCACTCATAGTATCACCATAGAGTTCATCTACAGCCATTTCTGTACTCATTATTCCATAACTTTTAGCTTTACCTACTGTCTCAACTACTGTATCAAAACTCGGTGTTGAGTATTCACCAAAACTTATAACTGGAGTATATTCTCCTATAGCTCTTTCATACAATAAATCATTAGCTTTAAGTACAGTTGATACTATCTCTGGTATAACTTCATTTAAAACATCTATTATTTTACCTCTAGTATATAGAGTCGTTTTTTCTTTTTCTCTTTGTGATTCTGCACTATCCGTTTTCTTCAAATCAATACCAAGAGTGGCAGGTGATATAATACCTTGTAAACACATATCTATATTACTTGCATAGGTATTTACATATGCTTCATAATTAATTGATGGCTGCTGAATTTCTATTGTATTTTGAGAATCTTCAGCTAAACTAGATGCTATAGCTATATATTTATTATCAAATGAATTGGATTTAATAATTTCTCCTGTTACTGGATTTTTAGGAAGTAAACTTTCTGGTATATATTGTTTAACTCTTCCATCTCTAATAGCATCTACCCATTGGCTTATAGTTTCATCTAAAGCATCAAAGCTATCTGACTTACTATCAAATATACTTTTCCCTCTACCTAGCCATTTAGGTGATTTAAAAAACATCATAGGTACAGACATTAAAAAATCACCTTCATAGGTGATATCTTCTAACTCTATAGTTTCATCTAACGTATTTAATGGAACTTCTTGACCTCTACTATTAGTCAATTTATTTATTATATATCCTTTTCCAAATATCTCAATTAAAGTGTATGTTGAATTATCTTTTGAATAGTCTGTAAGAAAATGTACTTCAGATAATCTACCTCTTTTAAATTTATACTCTACTCTTTCACCACTATAATACTCTATAATTGGATTAGTAGTTATATCTGTATCTACTGTTATTTTAAAAGCTCCATCTCCAGCTACTAAAGTTTCAATAATAGATTCTCCAATAAGCTTATTAAAATGATTATCTTTACTTATATCAGTCCATAAATTAGTCAATTCTTCTGTATCAAGTTCTATTTTATCCATATCAGCTACAACTATATCTGCCAATCTCTCAGCAATCATAGCAGGAATCCCTGAATGTACTTTTCTAACATTAAAATCAGAACTAGGTACAGCTGCCCAGAATCTAGACTTACTTACTAAATCATTGGCAGTCTTTTTAAAAAATTGGTCTAATTCAGAAGGTTCTCCTCTATACCAAATTCTATTTTTCATTATATTCCCATTAAACCCCAATGGCTCTTTTATTGTAATTTCCCTATCAATAGCTGGTTGTATATTAAGTAATTTTATAGCTGTTTTAGTAGCCATATCTTTTAACCACCCCACATTCTTAAACCTCCAATCTCTTTTTAAATGGTTGTATTGAATACTCTGAACTATCTAGGCAATCAACAGGATAGCTTCCATCATCAACACGAACCCAATTTCCCTTTGATTTTTCATCATCATCCCATATTGCATTTTCAATAGCTTCTATCCATTTATTTAAATGTTTCATAATCTTATATCTACCTTGATTTATTAGTATATTTACAAGCCTTATTCTGTCTACTATCCCATCTTTTTTGTAGCTTGGTGTTACTTGGATATTTATACCTCTTCGTTTCAATTCATTACTTAGAGATTGTCTAAATAATTTATCTGCACTTTCACAGAATATATAGGTAGAAAATAAAAAATGAGGATAGGTATCTGACCACTCCTCAATCTTATCGACTATTTCTTTTGCATATCTATCATGTGTATAACCATGATTCTTTCCTTGTTTATGATAATATCCATCTAACTCTATAATCTCATTATAGCCTTTAGTAAAACCTGTTAGAGTGGCTACAGTTGCATCTGTACCACCAATATCTATGCCTATACTAAATTCAATAAATGTTATATTATTATCTTTTATATAGTTTCTATCTATAACAACTTCACTCTTTTTATATCCAGTATATATTCTTCCTGTTGCTGCTACTCTTCTTCCTAATATGTCAGCTTGGTACCAAAGTGATGTTTTATCATAGGTTCTTAAAACTTCTTTTAATACATTATTATTTATGCTTAAATTATCTTTTATAGTGAAATGTGAATAATTATATCCCTCATTCTCTCCACTATTTTTCAATTCATCCTGATAATCTAATATATCTCTATAAAACCAATGACTTGGTGAAAATGGATTTAAATCAAAGAATAACTGTCTTTTGCTACTTGCTAGTGTTCTATCAAAAACTTCTTGTACAAATGATTGGTGACACTCATTTACTTCTGATATATAGACTGTTCCATATGAGTTCCCTTTTATTCTTGCTGCATCATTTGCTTTTCCTCCACCTGCAATAATGATAATCTTCTCTCCAGTTAAAGTTTGAATATATAATGCGTCTCTATTTTTATATTCACCTTCTCTACATCTACCTTCAAATAGATATTGCAAACCAAAACCATTACTATCTGTAATGTTCATCTTAGCAGCTCCTAATGAAACACCTGCTACTAAATGTAATTTATCTGGATGAACCTCTAAACACATAGAATAAGCTATCAAATTTATAATATTCTTACCAGCTCTTTTCCCACCCTCTAAAACATTTAACCAACTATCTTTACTTTTCCTTATGTACTCTGTTTGTCTTTTTGTTAGTGGAGAATAGTTAATCATTTTCTATAATCCTTTCTTCTACTGGATTATTTATCAAATCTGCAAGAGCTGTTATCTGTGAATTGATATTAATATTATCTTTATTTGGTATTTTAGATTTTAATATTTCAATTCTTTGTTTTTGTTCTTCTGTTGCTAGATTCCAATCTTTATGAATCATATTATCATACTGCTTTATAAGACTTCTAAGTTCACTCATAGCTCTTGATTGAGCGTTAAGAAAAGAAGCTTGTCTATCCCATGAGAATTGAAATTCATATTGTATTTCTTCTCCAAACTCTGTTGTTTTTTCTTTTTTGACTTCTTTTATCATTTCTTCCTTATCTTTAACATACATTATCTTTTGTGCTCTTATTATTGCCGCATATTGAATTGTTATCTGTTCCCAAAGAATATCAAATTTATCTTTTATGGATATTTCTTGTATTAATTCTCTAGTTTCTTCAGGTAGATATTTTGAGAAGAAACCAAACTTTTCAGCGTTCTTATTGCCAGGAGGACCAGTAGCATTTTTATTACCAAAGGGCGCACCTCTCTTTTTGGTTGCAACTTTTTTTGGTTGATTGCAACCTTTTTGTTTCCAGTACCTAGTTGCCCATGATTTCACAGTTGATAAACTTACATTATGCTTCTCAGCTATTTCCTTGTATTTAAGCCCTTTTAAGTAATCTTCATGGGCTAAATCTGCCTTTTCATTCATACCACCACCTCGTTTATTTGTCATTTTGGGAATAAAAAAAGAACTCTATTTGGAGTTCTTTTATATAACTTTAATCAATTTTTGAAATCTACTATTAGAGTTATTCTTCATCTTCTTCTGCCATTAACTTTTCCATTGCTTGTATAACTCTCTTGTAGTCATCTGTCCCTATTGGATATGATGGACTTCTACGTCCAGATATTTTTCCACCATAAGACATTTGTACTTTTAAAACTCTATGAGGAGCATCTTCCCATATTTCTGTCCCAATAGATACAACATACTCTGCATTTCCATGTGCATGCAATTCAGATGCCTTTACCCTAATAATTTTTTCGTTTTCAGGAGTAAAAACTTTCGCCATAATATAATCACTTCCTTCCTAATAATATTATAGTGCTCTAGGACTATAGTAAAGTCAAGCAATATCTATGATTCCTTAGAATTTAATTTTACTAGCTTTTTAATTCATATGTAGATACTCTTTTAAATAAATTGTTTATTTTAATTTCACTAGTTAATTTTATCACTTGTTTATCTCTCTATTCAAGATGGCTTTCTGTTTTTTAACCAAAATATCTGTGCTGTAGTATCTGGTACTACATGTTTTTTAACTCTCTTAGTTTCTTGGCCTCCTTCATAGATTACTTCATCATACTCATAACCTAATGCTCTTTTTAGTAAGGCCTTTTCAACCTGTCCAGCAATCACTTCTTTCCCTTTTTTTAGGGCATCAGATATATTAGAATACTTCTTTTGCCATTGATTAAAAGTTTCTACAGTTATACCTATATTGTTACATATTTGTTCATTGTTAAGTCCCTCTCTTGACCATCCTTCAATCTTAATTAACCCTTCTTCTGTTATCCAGTATTCATATTTTTCTACATACCCACCTCATTTTTTATACTACTAATAATTAATCAAATATTGTATCTATCCTTTCTTTTGTTTCAGAATAATGAGTCATCATTTTTTTCTTAATATATTCCATGAATACTTCATCTCTTTGTATTCCATAACTGAAAACTAACATTATATGCCATGTGACCAATTTATCACATTCTTCAAAATCATAAACATCTAAACTCTCAACAAATTTTTCAAATTCCTTAATACTTACTTTATTTATTTTTTTAAATGAGATTAATGTAAAATAAAGTGCATTAATATGGATTTTTTCAATTTCAGAGTATCTATAGCCTAAATTTTCACAAATTTTTATATATCTTTCAAACATGTATTTATAATTGTAATTGTTTTCGTTAGATTCACAGTCCTTTATTTTTTCCATCTGAATAGACCCTGAAACACTACTCATAATTTTACTTTGAAATTCTTCATTCTTAGAACTTATATTTTCTAATTTATTAGTTGCACCTTCAACGTTTTCAACTACATCTTCTAATTTTTTAGATATATTTAAAAGACCATCTTTAGTGTTATCTGATTTAGTCTCTCCTATTAAGGTTAATATAATTGCTAAAACAGATAATATTATTCCTGATAGAGTTGCCCCAAAAGCAATCCATTGTGATAAATCTTTATTATCATATCCTCTATCTGTTATAACAACCACTAATGCTAATATTAATATAACTATAATATAAAACATGTGAACTTTCAGTTTATCTTTTGAAAAAATTTTATCTGAATCCATAATTCACACTCTCCCTCCAAAGTATAAAATTCAACTTCAAAGGTCAATATCCTTTAAAAACTATTCGACAATTACAAAATAATTCTGAATACTGCTAGTTCCACCAACATTGCTTCCTTTATTTTCTATTAAAAATTAATCTCCGTTTTTATTTAAAGATAGCTCTATCTCTTTAAAATCATTTCCATATGTACAATCTATTATTTTTATACCATCTACATATTTATGATTTAATTTATAATCATATATTTCTTTATAATATCTAAGTTTACTATCAAAGTTTATATTTTGAATAATTATTATTTCTTCACTTGAGTATTCTGTTATATTTATTTTTAAACTTATATATTTTTTATCTAACAACTTTGCTTTACAAAAGATTTCCTCTAGATTAATCATATCCATTTTTTATTCTCCTTTGTTTAAAAAAGAAAAAGACTAAGTCGGGGGTAACTTAGTCTTTTTCAAGGTGGAATATATTATACACTTGTTTCATACTATCATTATAACTTATATAAAATAACAATAAAATATCATCATTTTATCACAGTTTTATTTTTAGACCATCTACTCCAAATAGGTATATTCCAAGCTCTTTAACCATTTCATTCACCCAACGTCTTACAGTTGCTACTCCACAATGTAAAAGTTCTGCTATATCCTCATATGTTTTTTCCTTAAAAAAATATAACTCTAAAGCTTTGTATTTTTCTAAAGACTGCAATTTATTTTGTGTTGCTTTTAAAGTTTCTAATGCCATATCTATATGTGCTACCATAATTAAGGTTTTTGCTTTACTTCTTTTAATGCTTAATATATATAAATCTTCTGTATCTAGACATAGTAAATCATCATAATCACTTTTAATATCTTCAATATCACTAATAGAATTCGCAATATGACTTGTTAAATCATTATAATGCTTTAATAAAAGCTTAGTATTATGAAAGACTTCTCTTTTTTTATTTTCTTTTTCTTCTTTTCTTAATTCTCTTACAATTTCTTTTATACTTTCTTTATCCACTTAAACCACTCCCTCTTGCTCTCCTTGAACATCTTCTACTGCAATATATGACTTTAGAGTTATCTAATTTATAAAATCTTTTTCCACAATAAAGACATATTACTATTTTACCTGGGCTTATAAGTTCCATCTTTTCTTTTTACTTTCATATTCTCACTCCCCATATTCTTTTAACTTAGCTTTTACTGCTTCAAGTAATGCACTTTGTTCTTTATCCTTATTCTCTAGAGCCTCCATTACTTGTTCATCTATTGTACCTTTACAGATTAGATGATTGATAATAACAGTTTCCCTTTGACCTTGTCTATAAAGCCTTGCATTAGCTTGTTGGTACAGTTCTAAGCTCCAAGTTAATCCAAACCAAACAATTATACTTCCACCTGATTGTAAATTAAGTCCATGTCCTGTACTTGCTGGATGACAAAGTAATAATTGTATTTTGCCATTATTCCAATCTTGTATATCTTTTGAGTTTTCTATTGTTCTTGGTTTTAAACTCTTAAACTCTTTCATCAAACGTCTATAATCATGTTTATAATTATAAAAAACTATAATAGGTTTCCCATTTGAAACATCTATAATTTCTTTTAGGGCTTCTAATTTTTCTCTATGAAGTTCCTTTACATTTTTATCATTATCATAAATTGCTCCATTAGCTAATTGTAAAAGTTTATTTGCTACTACAGCTGCTGATGAAGCAGTTATTATATCTTTATCTAATTCTAATATTTTCTCTCTTTCTAGTTCTTTGTAATATTTAAGTATTTTACTATCAAGATGTATTTCAATTTTATTTTCTATTTTTCTAGGCATATTCAAATAATCTTCTGCTTTTAAGCTTATACAAATATCTTTTATTTTATTATGTATTGTATTTTCTGCTCCATCTTTAGGTTGCCAATTATATATAGCTCCTGTTTGATAATTTTTTTGTCCTGGTTCAAAATATCGTTCTTTATATCCTGTAATAGTTTTGCCTAGTCTTTCACCCCTATCAAGTAAATACATCTGTGGCCACAAATCTATTAAACTATTTGGTGTTGGTGTACCAGTAAGCCCAACTACTCTTTTAGTTAAAGGCAATACTCTCTTTAAACTTTTAAATCGTTGTGCTTTATTTGATTTAAAAGAACTAAGTTCATCTATCACAACCATATCAAATGGCCATTTACTTTTATAAAAATCCACTATCCAAGATACCATTTCCCTATTTATTATATAAATATCTGAGTCCACACTTAAAGCTTTTACTCTATCTAATTTACTACCAAGAACTTTAGACACTTTCAAACGCTTTAGATGCTCCCATTTTCTTACTTCACTACTCCAGGTATCTCTTGCAACTCTTAAAGGTGCTATAACTAAAACTTTTGATATCTCAAAGTAATCATACATTAATTCATTTATAGCTGTTAAAGTACAGACTGTTTTACCTAATCCCATATCTAATAGTAAACCTATATTATTATTATCTATAGTTTTTCTAATTGTGTACTCTTGGTATGGATGTGGTTTAAATTCCATCCCTTAACCTCCTTGATAAAATCATCTATCTCTTTTAATGTACTTACACACTTAACTTTAAATCCTAACTCTCTTAATTCTCGCATTTTATACTGTTGAAGCTTACTTGGTTTTTTACCTGGTGCTTTAAGTTCTACAAATATAACATGTCCTTCTGGTAATAAGACAATCCTATCTGGCACACCTGCTTCCCCTGGTGAAATAAATTTCATAGCTTTTCCACCTAACAACTCAATCTCTTTTTTAAGTCTTTTTTCTATTTTTAATTCTAACAAAATATCACTTCCTTAAATTTAGGTGTCTACAATGTCTACAGATTTTCTATATATATGTATATATGCATATTAGGTATACTCATATATATACGTATATGCCTAATATTACTTTTATTACTTTATATATAATTTTTGTAGACATTGTAGACGTTAGTATTCCATACATTGCAATATCTATATTTTAGGTGTCTACAGAAGTGTCTACAAAGCTATTTTTTCTGTAGACATTGTAGACACCTACCTATTTTACATAAATTTAGTAAAACTTACTTTGTAGACACTATTTTGTTCTAATATATGCTCTTTGTTTACCATACACTTTTCCAAATCTTAGATGACTACTGTGTGGCTCCCATCCATCTAAACCTTTTAATATGTCATTAATTTCTCTTGATAAGATAGGTGTGAGTTGTTTAGGTTCTCCATTAAATAGCTCAACCCATATCTCCATAACACACGTTTTTTCTCTTAATATTGTTCCTTCTTTTAAATCACCAAAATCTGAACCATGAATATATTCTCTCTTTTCTGAAATACTTAAATCATACCAATTCTCAGTAATAAGTTTATTTAAATATTCTTCAATAATTCCAGATTTAGCATTTTCTTCTGAGTGGTTTTTTTGTTGTTTTTCAGCTTCCTTTTTCTCTTCATCTGATAGATACAAAGGTTCATTAGCTTTATATAATTCTAATGCTTCTGCCCAAATTTGATTTCTTTCATTATCAAGTTGGCCATTAAATATACTCTTGTTAATCTTCTTTACTCCTGTATCTATTGGCCAAAATCTTCTATTACCAGTTTTATCCCTTAAAAACTCTTTATCATTGGTTGTACCTATAACTACACATTGACGTAAAAATCTTGATGTTCTCTTCCCATATGCAACCCTATATATATCCTCTGATTTACTTAGAAAATGCTTAACTACCTCAATATCTGCTTTTTTAGTAGCCATCATTTCACCCATTTCAAGCAACCATACTCCTTGTAATTGTTCATATGCCTCTTTACCTTGCACAGTAGTTAAACTATCAGAATACCAGTCTCCACCAAGTTTTTTAATAAAAGTACTTTTTCCCATTCCTTGAGGACCAGATAAAACCATCATATTATCAAATTTTATTCCTGGATTAAATACTCTTGCTACTGCTGCTACTAAAACTTTTCTTATTATAGTCCTTGTATAATGGTTATCTTCTGCACCCAAATAGTCAATTAAAAGTGTATCCACTCTCTTAATATCATCCCACTTTAAAGAATTTAAATAATCTTTTATAGGGTGAAAAGTATTATTTTCAAAAGCAATTACTAGAGCATCATTTACTTTTGATGGTGAGGAGATATTATAAATTGTTTCTATATGATGTCTAAGTCCAGAATCATCACTATCATTCCAATCATTTAATTTATCATCTTTTCTCCAAGGTAACTTACCTAAGACAACAGCTCTATTTGAAAATTCATTGTAAGCTATTTTTCCTTTCAAATATGGGTCATTTTCTATAAACATTAAGATATTGTTTGTTGTTTTCTTGTAGCTTCCTTTATTGTCATAATCTAATCTAGTTAACCATTCATCATCTTCAAAATCTATATCACCAAAATCATCCTTAGCTTTATCAATGTTTTCTCTCCCTATAGTCTTTCGTACTTTAGTGTCACTGCTTGCAAATTCGCTCATTCGAGTAAATGAAGGTAATCTATTTACAGGTGTTTCTGGTTTAGAGTCTTCATCAAGTTCTCCAAATTTATGTATCCTAACTAAATCAAAAGCATTACATAAAATTCCACTTGCAGGGTCTGTCCCATGGTGACTATAGGAAAACTTATCATCATAAATAACTATTCCACCACTTGTACTACCTTCTGCATATGTATACCTCGTTTCATCAATACCAGAAATATATACTTCATTTAAGAAAGTTTCTATAACTTCTGTGATACTATAGGACCTGCAAAAGGCACCTATAATTCCGTCCTTTTCAAGAGGGTCTTGTTGCTTTTTTAATTGTGTATTAAACTTTTGTCTCTCTCTTGAACTTTCTGGCCAATAACTTACATCCGTCCAGTCTAAATATAAATCTAGTATTTCATTTGGGTTTAAAAATTCACCATCTTGAAATTTAAATATATATTCTCCATCAATTGAAGTACTTGGAAAGTACATAAGCCTATGAGGTTGATATGTAGTATCATCAAACATATCTATTCCTATAGCATCTGCTATCATCCTAGAAATTGCTTGATACTCTTCTGGTAGTACTGGTCTAGCTAAAGGTATTAGCAGTCTGTATCTAGGGTTACTCTCAGTATGTGAGTGAGTAGAGTACATAAGGCAAGCATAATCATTTAATAGTGTAATATCATCCCATATAGCCTTATCTGCATAGTCTATATCCAAAGTTATAATACTTCTATTTGCAATATTCTCTGCTTTTCGTCTACCATTTTTTAAACTTCCACCTACAAACCCACCAACATCTTTTACTCTATCTTTTTCAGTCTTTGACATCTTCTTATATTCTGTATAGGTTTCTTGAGTTCTTAATGTTTTACTTAATCTATTTACAAGTTCGGACCATAAAATACTTTTATTCTTCCAATGAGTTTCTAACTTACTTTTTCCTATGGCCAGCATGAGTTGGCCATCATGTTTTACATTTATGTGTTCAATTTCACTGGCCTTTACATCCATAAATTAATCACCTAGTCTTTCTTATAATAATCACATTCATATCCATCTGCTTTAAGTGGAAGTCCTTTAGCCCAAGAGATTTCTTTTGCCATAATTCTGTTAACGTCTTCCAAAGAACCATATTTTTTATCTACATCAAGTACAAGTTCATCATGTACATGCATTACAATGTCATAACCTGCATCTTTTACATTAAACATAGCTTCTCTTAGGCAATCTCTAGCTGTAGCTTGAACAATATTCTCAACTAATTTAGGTCCATAGGTATCTATTCTTTTCCATTGTTTACTTGTCTGTTCCATGCCTTCATATGTTATCTTATCCCCACTAAACGTAGTATGAGGTTCTATCTTAGGTCTTAAGTAGGATAATCTTCTACCACTTGGTAGTTCTATAAATAAAACTCCTGGATTATAAATAAATTTAATCCCATGTTGAAGTTCTACTATAGTCCTATCTTTTATAGCTTTTTTAGTTGCCTTATCTACATCCCACCAAAACTTAGTTATATTTGGATTAGCATTTCTCCATGCAGTAACAATAGGTTGAAGTTCTTCTTCTTTAAGCCCCATTTTAATAGCTCCCATAGAAATTAAAGCCCCTACACTCCCACCATATCCATTCGATAATTCTGCTAGCTTTCCTTTTTGTCTAAGCTCAGAACCTTTTTTAATACTTTCTATTGGAACTTTAAACATCTGACTGGCACTAGCTTCATATATTTTTCCATGAGAATTAAATACATCTAATCTCCACTTCTCACCAGCGAGCCAAGCTATAACCCTAGCTTCTATTGCACTAAAATCTGAAACTATAAACCTATGACCTTCACTTGGTATAAAAGCTGTTCTTATTAACTGACTTAACACATCTGGTACACTATCATACAAAAGCTCTATTAAATCAAAATCACCTTCTTTTAATAGATTTCTAACCAAGTCTAAATCTTCTATATGATTTTGTGGTAGATTCTGTACCTGGACTAATCTTCCTGCCCATCTACCAGTCCTATTAGCCCCATAAAACTGTAGTAGACCTCTTACTCTATTATCATTACCTTTAGCTAATTTCATAGCCTCATACTTCTTTATAGAGGTTTTGGACATTAATTTTCTAAGCTCTAAAACCCTAATTACATTTTTATCCTCAACTTGTTTTAATATTTCTGGAATACTTTCTTTTGTTAGGCTTGTAACCTCAAAGCCCGATTTATCACTTAACCATTTTTTTAATTGAGCAGGACTATTTGGATTATTTAGACCAGTTATTTCAATTGCTTCTTTTGTAAGTTTTTCAGTGTACTTTCTATCACACTCTATTGCATTTTCTATTAGCTGTGTATCTACTCTGATGCCAGTGTCATTAATTATTTGGTCTAAATACCATAACTTATTTTCTCTTTCAGAAGTCTTATACTTGCTAAGTTTATTTCTTATTTCTCTTTCAACTACAACATCTTGCTTACAATATTCTTTAAATTTATTCCACTTTTCCATATCATGTATTGGTAAATTTCTAGTTCTTCCTTTGTTAATTTTTGTAGCTTTACAAGGCTTACAGAAATATTGTATTAACGACTTACCTTCTTTCATTTTCTGCTTATCTTCATTAAACTTTAAAGCCTTAGATACACTATCTAAGCTTCCTGGAAGTCCCAGTGTTAAAGCTTTTATCATTGTACATAACCACTCATTTGGTTTTAAATCAATATCTAAAAATTTACTTATTGCTATTCTTTCAAAGTTAGCATTAAATGCTGATTTTATAATAGTGTTCTCTTTTAAAGCCTCTATTACTTCTTTTGGTAACTCTTCATCATTTACTAAATCAATAACGCTTACTTCTTCTTCATCAAAAGCATAGGCAAATAACAGTATCTCAAAATTAGTAGAGTCTACATATCTGTAGACTCCAACTTTCTTTATATCTAAATCACTATATGTCTCTATATCAATTGATAATGTTCTCATTAACTTAAGAAGTCCTCTTCTTCATCTTCAAAATCATCTGAGAAATCTGCTTCTGCACTAGCTCTAGCTCCTCCAAGTACTTCTCCATCTGCTAACTTTTGAACATTTTGCAACCCACAACCTATTCCTTTATTTCCTGCACTATTGTATGGGAAAAAGTTTATACTAACTCTTCCATAACAACCACTATATACTTCTGTATTATCTAATATTTCATTTAAGTCTTTATCAACTACTCCTGGCTTTTGAGTACTATTTGCATTTAGAAAATACATTCCTATATATTCCTCTGCTTCATCAGCTCTTTCGTCATCTCCATCACGAAGAGGTGTTTTTAAATTACCTGGTAACTTTCCACCCCATTTAGAAGTTTTACCTTGTTCTTTTGCTGCATCAATAGCCTTCTTTATTCTTCCTAAAGTCACCTTGTCTGATTTTGGTATTAAAATACAAACTGAATACTTGGGCTCTGCACCTTCTAACATTGCTCTGCTTTTAAAAATATTACAATAACTTAATCTCACCTTTCCTGTTACCACCTTTGTTGATTGTACTGAATTACTCATAATTTTCTTCCTCCTAATATTTTTATATTTTATAAATAGATATTATCTAAACATAATTCTCTTAAATTCTTTTTTGCACTGTATACCCCATTTTCTACATTTTTTCTTTTATATTTTAATAGTTTAGATATCTGTATAACCTCAAAACCTTCTGCATATAATCTCATTACCTTTTGTTGCTTTTCTGGTAAATAATTAATATAATTAATTACTTTTTTTGAAATATATGTGTTTATTACTTCATCTTCTATTAGTGTATTGCCATTAGACAGTACTTCATAATGTTTTGGTTCTATAGAAATTCCTTCATTCAAAAATGTATGTTTTTTTCTCAACTGACTTTTAATATAAGCATACATTTTGTATCTAATACATTTCTTAAAATATGCTTTAGGGTAAGTCTCTCCTTCTGTCTTCAGATTTTTTATTCCCTCATACAATCCTATATATCCAGATTGAATTAAGTCATCTTTATATATATAAGTTTTATTTTTATTGTTTTTTAACAATATATTGGTTGTTATCTTTATTTCTTTGTCAAATTCTCTTAGTAATGTTTCAAATGCTAATTCATTTCCATTTTTGAATTCTAGCACTAGTTTAATTATTTCTTGATTATCCATAAAACTATATCCCCTTTTTAAACGTTTTATAGCTACTAGGAATTAAATATTTTTAATTATCCTTTACTCTTACTGATACAAAGCACACTGGACTAACCTTTATATGTTCTGGTATATAAACTCTATCAAGATGATTGTCATTTACTTCAAAGAAAGTTGACATCACTTTATCCTTTATTAAACTTTCTCTTTTAAAATCCATTACTATAGCTTTTGCATTTTGTTCTACTGAATTATACTCTGTAATATTTAATCTCTTCAATATATCAAGCAAATTATCTTTTTCATAATCTAAATCTTCTTCAATACTCTTTTTTCTTTTCTTTAAATCTAAAATTGTACTTATACTCTCATCTAATTTATCTTTTGTAGCTTCATCTAATGGCATGTAATACACCCCCTATTTATATTTCAAAGTCTTTTTTAGCTGAATCTATACTATTAATTTCTGCCCTTTTATCACTTTCTGCTACTAAAGTGGCTTTTCCAACTGGTTTTATAATTAAATCATTTAGTAGATTAGTGAAACTCTTTTTGCCTATAGCTTTTTCCATATCACTAATTCCTTTTAATGTTCTTGGTTTATAAATCTTTTCCTCATCATAATCTGAATTTAATAAAACATTAGCAACCTCTTGTTCATCCACATACTTTCTATTACTTCTACCTTCTACAAGCTTATATCCTGGATATTTAACACCATGCTTTTCAGCTTGTTCTAGTGCATAACTTTGAACATCCTTTAACCAATCTTGAACATTCTTAGCAAATCCCAAAATGTCTGCAATCTCATATTCATTAAGAGTAAATGTATCAGCAAAATCATATTTTCTAGCTTTCTCAAGATTATCTTCAGCTCTTTTTCTACAATCATTTTTAGCTCTACAAAATCCACAATGTTCACCACTTACAAAATCACCCTCACCATTAAAAGCCATTTGAGCCTTCTTTTTAACATTCTCTGCCCATGTAAGTAACTTGGTAACTTCTATTTCTTCGCTTGATATATTATCAAATCTAGGTTGAATTATTGTTGTCTTAACCAAATCAATATCATATAGTATTTCAAACTGATTATATGCACCTAAACCATATAGTCTAAGTTGAGGGTTCTCTATAGCTGAGACTTCCACACCTTTTCCATACTTTAGGTCTATCACTTGAAGTATTCCATCAGATATTACAACAACATCTCCTGTTCCAAAGCCTTCTGGAACCCATTCACTAAAATCAAGTCTCTCTTCTAACATTACTATTACATCATCACATATAGCTTTACTGTCATTTACTAATTCAATTACATTATCAACATAAGATTGTATGTAATCCTCCATTTCTGAGTTATAATATTCACTTTTCTGTATGTTTTTAATTCTTGCATTATATGCCTTTTTACTTATTTTTTCATACTCTAGCATTAATTTAGCTTCTGCTAATTCATGTGCTACTGTTCCTTCTTCTGCATATATACTAGTTGATGATGGATAGTTTTCTTCTAATTTTATACTAGGAGTGCAGTGAAGCCATCTATGTGCTCCACTTGCACTAAGTCTTGCATGTTGTGCCATTTATGTACCTCCTATAAACTTTCTAATTTCTCCATAAAAGCTATATAATCTTCTTCTTTTACTTCACTTAACTTACTAGCCCCAAATTCGCCAAATAACTCTTTAAGCTTATCTTTCTTGCCTGCCTTACTTGCTTGTGCTGCCTTACTTCTTACCTCTTCTTTTGTGTATTTAATCTCACTAGTTGTATTTTCATTATTCTCTGTTACTTCTTCGACTTCTGTTTTCTCTTCTTTAACATTTTCTTTTACTTTTACCTTTTTAGTCTTTTCAGCTTTCTTAGTTTCAACTTTCTTCTCTTCTTTTATATCTGTTATATTTATAGGTTCTATTTGCATTGCTTGTCCTAAATTAAGACCTCCTAAAGCATTAGCTACTACTAATAGTGCATTTGTAAATTCTGGTGCTTCCACTTTAACTTTTACATTTACATTTACTTCAACCATTTTAAATCTCTCCTTTTTGTGTTATACTTTATTTGTGTTATATTTTATTTTTTATTTTTTTGTGTGTTGGTTATTTGACCAGCACTTTTTATTTAATATAGCAACTGATATTTTCTTGCCAGTTTTAACATCCTTAAATACTATATCTGCTAAAAACTTCCCATCTTTTTTAAGTGTTACTACATTCTTATTATTAATATTAAGACTCAGCAACTTTATCCCCCCTCTCTGCTTCTTCTAAAAGTTCATCCAAATTTCTACCTTGATTTCTTTCAATAAAATCATCAACTTCATATCTTGAAATTTTTCTACCATCACCTCTAGCTAGTGATTTTATTAACCCTGTGCTTACCAATCTACGCATAAAATTTGTATCTAATTTTAAGATTCCTCTTGCTTCTTCTATTGTTATTAAATAATTTGGATAGCTTCTTTTTATCAAAACAACTATATCTTTAGGCTCTAGTACTTTTACCTTTTGTTCAAGAGTTTGACTTCTAACTCTATCAGTCTCTTGTTTATTTACCTCAACTTCTATTAAAGACCTTAAGCTATTACTTAATATTTTAACTATTTCATTTGTGTTATCCATTGTTTAATCCCCTCACTATTATTAAAATATTCTGTTATTAATTTTTGTAATTTTTAGTTTTCAAAAGCGTTTAAAGCTTTTTCTAAAACAGGTATTACATTTTCATAGTATCTAAAACTTTCAACTTGTTTATCTGAATATTTAGCTTTATCCCATACTTTGATACCATATTCGTCTGTCTTTAAGTTGTAAGCATTTGCTAATCCTCCTACTTTGTTAGCTGAAATTCCTAACATCTTACCTATCTCTGTAGCTGAATAAGTTTTTCTTTCCATTTTAGGAAGTGGTATTAATGCTTCTCCAGAAATAAGTTCAGTAGTCTTTGAGTACATAATTTGTTTATATTCTTTTATATCTACTTTATCAGCCAACTCTAAATATATTTTCGCTTCCCTCGCTCTTGCATTTTTTAATCTTGCCTGAGCATTCATGTATTTTATTTCTGATTCATCCTTAGTATCTTTAGGTTTGTTACTACTATATGTACCTGTTTTACGAATAGATGGTAGAACTTCATCTGTAACCCAATCTTGAAATTTCTCAGCTTCTTCTTTTCTTGATTTAAAAATTAATTTATATACTCCACTTTCAGTAAGAAAATTCTCTCCTGTATTATGTAATTTTCTAAAGTGACTATCTGTCACAATTGAATTAGTCAACTTAATCACTTGATTCTTATTCATTCTAGTAACTGCCTTTCTAACTCCTTCATTACTAATTCCTAAGCAATTTCCACAATGATATGGATTAAATAAAATTTCACCTTCAAATTCAAACACTTCAACTTCTTTTCCTTCAAACATCATCAAATTATTACTCATAATTTATTCCTCCCTAGTTTTTTGTATCTTCAGATTTTTTATTTTCAAGTATACCTTTTACTAGTCCTTTTGCCTCGAAAAAAGCATAAATATTAGCCTTCTTCAATTTATCAATATTACTAATAAACTCATCTCTGTGTTTTTTTTGCTCTTCTGTTGAAAGTTTCATAAAATATCTCCTCCTTTTACAGTTCTTTAAGAACTTCCATTTGTTCTTTAAGAACTTTAGTAACTTCATTATAGGTTCTTTTCGAACAAAAATCAATAGTATTTTATATATTTTTTTCAAAAAGAACATTTTTGTTTCATTATTGTTGCAAAAGAACTTTTCTTATTATATAATGTTCTCTAGGAGGGGTATAAAATGCAAACAGAAAAAAATAAAGAAATTGGTTCTAGATTAAAAGAAATCAGAGAAGAGAAGAAAATCACACAGTCTGATTTTGCATCAAGTCTTAGGATTTCAAGAAGTCACTTAGCAGGTCTTGAAACAGGTGCTAAAAATTTTACAAACAGAATCTTAGATGACTTATATAATTTTTATGGAATTAATAAAGATTGGCTTATAGATGGCTCTGGAGATAAATATGTTGATTTATTAGAAGGAATTGATGCAGATGAAGAAATAAAAGAAATGACTAGAATGTATTTGAAACTTAATGATGAAATGAGAGGTGTCGTTAAAAAATTTATATTGGCATCAATAGAAGAAGCAGATAGTGAAAATAAAAAAACAGAGTAGTGTTACTCTGTTTTTTTATTTTGTATTTAACCCCATTAACAAACCTTTAGATTCTAAAAACTTATCTTTATTAACAACTTTTAGAATACTTAATAATTCAATAAATTCTTTAGCTTTTTTAACTTCTTTAGATTTTACATTTTCAACTTCATCCATTACTACATTCCTCCACCTGTAAATATTTTATAATACCCCTATTAAAATTTTTCTTGTCTATGATAACTAAGTAGTCTTCTATGATATATCATTTATCAAATTATTTAATATATATTGAAATAATTTGATAAATGGTTTAAAATAATGTTATTATGTATTTCCATAATTACTAACCAATAAACATATTAATTTTACAAATTATGGAAGTCTGTAGTAATATAGTAACATAAATATGCTATAATATACAATATAAACTATATATATTCCTTATATTAACTATGTGGTATGTAAAAATAAATATATTTATTTTACAAATGTAACAAGAAACATTATTATATTAACTATGTGGTATATAGATTTAGAAGAGATAAAATTCTCTTCTTTTTCTATTTATACAACTTTTCAAGTTTCTGATAACCTATTTAAATTTACTTAAAATTAAACGCCTTCTCTTTTTTATTTACACTATATGCAGTGATTGCTTATATGTATTATCTCCTTATTTGTACAAATCTAACACATTGTTTATATTTTGATTACCCCCAGGAGTCAGTATTTCACCCACCCCTTTATCTTCATCATCAATTAATTTTACTCTTTTTTCATCCATTCCGTTTCTTCCTCACAAGTTTAATTTATAAAATCATTTATGTCAAAATATTCTGTTATTTATTTAGTAAACTTTTCTGTATAGATTTCAATAATAGATAAGTTAAATATTCATATAGTTTTAACTATCAATCTCAACATTATTGTATAAAAAACACCTACTTTATATAAAGTAAGTGTTTTTTATACAATAATATTACAATTAATACTACATTATACTATAATAAATATAGTCTATTAAAATTTTTCATCCCAAGTAATTTCATATATCTATCAAACAATTTAAGTATTTACTTTTTAAAGTTCTAACCCATTTCACTTTGAAATTAATGAAGTTAATCATATATTTATTATACTGAATTTCTTTATAAATTAATAATAAACAATTTATACTTGTTTGTCAACTTTAAATTGTTTTTTCTACAATTTAAAATTGTCTCCTTTACTTTTACGATTATTAATTGTATATTTAAGATATAAGGAGTTGATAATATTGTCAAATAAAAAACTTGAAAACAGATTAAAAGAACTAAGAAAAGAACTTAATTTTACACAAGAAGATATCTCAAAAAAAATTGGATTAAGTAAAAGTGCATATGGTTACTATGAACAGGGGAAAACAGTACCAGATGCCTATATGATTGCTGAATTATCAAAAATTTTTAATGTAAGTGTTGATTATTTATTAGGTAAAACAGACATCAAAAATAATAATTGTTCTGAATCTCTACCAAAGTCATTTGATAATGCAAATGATGCCATAAAATTTATTCTCCAGCAACCAACACTTATGGCCTATGGAGATTATAATATAAAAAAATTAAGTGATGAAGAAGTTATAGATTTTGCAAATGATTTATTACAACAAATAAAACTAATCAGTTTTAAATATAAAAAATAATATTTTTAGGGGGAGTAATGGGAATAAATGATATAAAGAATATAGCTAATGTAGTTAATTATGTTATAAATAATTTTAAAACTAACAATCCATTTGAATTGTGCGAAAAACTTGATGTGACTATAAGATTCAAAAACTATAATCCTGATGGAATGAAAGGTTATTATACAGATGTATTAGGTAAAAAAATAATTTATTTAAATTCAAACTTTACTGAAGAGTCACAATCTATACTTTGTGCTCATGAATTAGGACATATTATATTAGAACACAAAGGTGTAAATCATTTTGGCTCTTCTGATTCTAAACTTGAACATGAAGCAAATTTATTTGCTCTATATCTATTGTTTGATGAAAAAAAATATGATATAAAATTTTCATCAACAACTAGCTACTTAGCTAAAAGTATTATTGATGCTAATTTAGACCTAATAAAATAAACATTATGATGAAATTTATTAATTATTTTATGTATTTACAAATTTATAATATACTTTATAACAAATAAGATAGGGGGATTTTATATGGATTTTTCAGACAAAATAAAACAATTCAGCAAAAGAATCGAAACACTAAAAGATAGTTTAATTACAGAAGAAGCAACAAAAACAGCATTAATAATGCCTTTGTTTCAAATATTAGAATATGATATTTTTAATCCTTTAGAATTTATGCCAGAATTTATCGCAGATGTAGGTGTAAAAAAAGGAGAAAAAGTAGATTATGCTATACTTGAAAATGGTAAACCTTTAATTTTAATAGAAGCAAAATGTGCAACAGATAAACTCAAAAAACATGATGCTCAACTATTCAGATATTTTACAGCAACAGAAGCAAAATTTGCAATACTTACAAATGGAATAATTTATAAATTTTTCACTGACTTAGAAGAAAAAAATAAGATGGATGATAAGCCATTTTTAGTATTAAATCTATTAAATATGGATGATAACAAAATATCACATTTGAAAAAATTTACTAAAAGTACCTTTAATATAGATACTATTTTTAATATAGCATCAGAATTAAAATATACAAATCTAATAAAATCCCAGTTAAACTCACAATTAGAAAACCCATCAGATGAATTTGTTAGGTTTATAATAAACGATTTCTACAATGGTGTTAAAACACAAAATGTAGTAGAAAAATTCAGACCTATAGTCAAAAGGTCTATGTCCCAATTTGTCAACGATTTTATGAATGAGAAATTAAAAACATTATTAGAAAATGATAATGAAGAATATGATAAAAAGAAAGTAAAAGATAGCAAAAAGAAAGAAAAAAGTAAAACTGATACTGAACTTATAAAACAAAAAGAAGAAAAACAAGCTCCTATTGTAGAAAAAATTGATAAATGTAATATAGTAATTACTGATGATGAATTGAAAGCTATTAATATAGTTCAAGATATTTTATCTAAAAAAATTGATAAAAATGAAATCACTTATAAAAAATTAAATAATGAAGTTAATATAATGTATAAAAATAATCCTGAGCATTGGATATGTAAAATAGAACTAGGAGCCCATAAGATGATTCGTTTGCCTAATGGAAGTGAAGATTATTTAGAATATAAAATGGATGCTGTAATAGACATAAATGAGCTAAAAAATGAATTAGTCTTTATTGCAGAAAAATACATAAAATAAATATTATCTTTATAATTAAACTAGTTATTTAAGAGCAGTAATTCTGCTCTTTTATATAAATAAAAAACAAACATACATTCTGAAAAGGGGGTTACTATTATGAAGGGTGGAGTAAGAAAAAGAAGTAACAAATGGTATTACTACTTTGACCTAGGGATAGTAGAAGGTAAAAGAAAAAAAGTAGAAAGAGTTGGTGGCAATACAAAAAAGGAAGCAGAAAAAGCACTAAGAGAAGCACTAAATGAATATGAAAACTCTGGTATAGTATTTGAAGAAAGCAACATAAGTGTATCAGACTATTTAGACTTTTGGTACAAAGAATATGTTTTACTTAACTGTAAATACAACACACAAGAAAGCTATAGAATAAATATAGAAAAACATATAAAACCAAAACTAGGAATTTACAAGGTAAAAGCTTTAACACCCGCGATACTACAAAGCTTCATAAATAAAAAATACAAAGAAGAATATTCTCAAAATACATTACAAGTATTAAAAAACATATTACATAGGTCATTAAAGTCAGCAGTCTATCCTTACAAACATATACGAGAAAATCCTATGCAATATGTAAGTATACCAAAAGCTAAGACTAAAACAGAATCTAGCAAAGTTAAAACTATTACATTAGATGAATTTAATCAAATCCTGAATATATTTCCTCAAGATTCATTTCAGCGTATAGTCCTACTAATTGGATTTTATACTGGCATGAGAAGAGGAGAAATTATTGCATTAACATGGGATGATATAAATCTTGATAATAAGACTATTACAGTAAAACATACACTGATTAAAAAGAAGAATGGAATATTTGAATTAAGCCAACCAAAAACAGAAAGTTCTTGTAGAACTATCTTTACAGGAGATACTTTAATAAGGCTATTAAAAGAACATAAACTACATCAAAAGAAAATGAAATTAAAATATGGTGAATTTTACTTTGATAGTAACTGGGTATGTACGAAAGAAAATGGTCAACAAGTAAACACCCACACTTTAGACACTATAGTAAAACAAATTCGAAAAGCTTTAAACAACGACTTCCATTTTCATTGTTTAAGACATACACATGCTACCCTATTATTAGAAAATGGAGCTAACATTAAAGATATACAAAATCGCTTAGGTCATAGTCAGTTATCAACTACAATGGATACCTATTCACATGTAACTGAAAAAATGAAAAATGAAACTGTAGATATATTTGAAAGAATTACAAACTAG